GGGGGGGGCATTTTTACACAATGGGTGTCAGTACACGTCGAGTGTACTTGGCACGAAGACCGTAGTCTTGTCTGTATATCTTGTCTATGGCGGGTGAAGCGTAGTGTGTGAAGAGGTTAGCCTTGCCATATTGTTCATTGAGTTCGGTTATCTCATCGTTACGGAGAGGTCGGCCCTCCAGCGGATGTCGGTATCTGAGAAAGAGTTGTTCGTCAGACACGGTGAAGTTTTCATCGTCGTCATGTTGGATCTTGTATTGGAGCATTTGTGCAATGTGTTTCTCGATGGCGTCAGTTGGTGGTAGGGTCTGTTGGTAGAGGTTGTCACGCAGAGTGAAAGATGTTCTCGGGTACATTCCTTGTAGCAATCCGCCGTTGAAGGCGCGGGCACGTGGTTCAATGGCTCCTCGGCCTGGGAGATCTCCCTTACACAAGCCGTAGCTGCGTAGGAGGACTCCTAGGTTAAGTAGGGGCTGTAGATTTCCACGTGTGTCGTAGACTATGCTGTGTTTTAGGAACTGTAACTGAGATGGGTGAGTGCAGGTATCTATGGTAACAAGATACCCACACTTACTCGCAGCGCGGTTAATTAATTCTGCAGTGGCGTGTGTGTCATCGTCAACAAGTTCTTCGCTTATAGAGTACATGATAAATAAACAAGCGAGGTTGTTGATGATGGTGGTAATTGTGGACCCTGAGTGTAATTTGGGAACTGACGTGGAGAATCGAACTTTGTTGCTCTTGTTTTGGGCCGACACTATCTCAAAGTCCAATCGAAGTTGGTCGACTAGAGTTTGGATGGCGGGCCTGATCTCGACGGGTGAAATGTGGATGAGAGTATTGAAGATGTACGTGGTGTGTGAGCAGTCGCAGCTTTTAATGTCTATGTTGAAGAGTGAGACGCTTCCGTCAGCATTGCGAACTGAGAGTACGGAGTCGTCGGAAAAGAATGCAAAGAAGAACCTCCCGTCTGGGTTCAACAAGTCACGAAACACTTGACGGAGAGCTGTGGTACGCGGAGCAGCAACGAATCGTGCATGCCCGCCGCCGAACTCGATGTCCGAGTGTGCCATGGCCTTCTTGAGTATGGCGGTGACGATGAAACCCTGTAGCGAGGCGGCGACGCCGAGGTCGCCAATGCCGCGCTGGGGTTTGTTTTTCTTTGCCCATTCATTCTTCTTAGCTTTGACTAAAATCTTACGCAACCAGAGTGGAGAACTAAACGTACCATCCTCGTGCATGTCAATGAAAGTTTGCACACGCAGAGCAGCCTTGGGGTGTGGGTCCCCATGGTGGTTCTGTGCGGCGGTGTAGATATCGGTGTACTCTTTGAGTTCCTTACGCTCAGAGAGTATTCTTAACAGATATTGTGTAAAATGGTCATGTCCGAGGATAAACCGCGCTTGGTCACAGCGCAGTTTCTTGTCCTCGGCATGACTTCCCCTGACACCTAGGGTGCGTTTATGGACGCCCAAGCGGAAGCACACGTCGTCATCGGCATAGATGACGCCGTCGTGCGGCGCGCTGGGTCCAAAAACACTGCGGTAGGTGCCGTCGTTGCATGGGAGTCCATCCTGCGGGAAGTTGAGTCTTCCATCGGCGGTGATGAAAGCCTTGCCTCGCGTCACCGTCAGATCCCGTGTGACCACGGGAACGTCTGGTATAGTGCAGGTTGATACGCCTATGCGGAAGAGGGGTCTCTGCTCCGGCGTGTAAGCTGGAGACCCGAACTCGCTTTTGGGATGTCCTGTCCCGGGGCGCAGAGTAAGCCCTTAGAGTCCCTAATCACTAGCGCATTGTAGGCAACGCATTCTGAGTCCGCCACCACCTGCGGTGAAAGTCGATTCACGTGCGGGTATAGGGCGGAGACCTGTGTTAGGTACTGGAGTGTGGACCTGACGAAGCTCTTATCTGCATGAATGGCCTGTCGAGTTGCCACGCGGCGTTGAGCGAGGATGAAGTTGATCAAATTAACATCAACTTCAACCTCGGTCGCGGCGTTGTAGTACTCCAAGACCGAGTTGAAGATAAAGCTCTCCCGACCCATCTCGGTGGGTCCGTCGTTCGACCAAGGATGGAAGAACCTTCGCCAACGCGTGTGGTTGACGTGCCTGATGCCGTAATCGTTGACCTCCATGTTCTGTGAGTAGATCTGGAGGATCTCCGATGCGGATTTGTGCTCCCCGTGCACGAACGCTTGAATCGCGAAGTTGATCGCACTGGCGACGCGAACGAGAAACGCCCCACGAGTGACCCGGTACGGTGGGTCTTTAACTCGCATGAGTTTGGGGCGCATCTCAAGTTGCACGTCACCGAGGCCGCGGTAATCAATGGCGTCGTCTTCGGCTGCATCAGCCTCATTCCCTAAGACCGGCTCGGCGGGAGCGACGGGTTCTACGGGTTGAGGCTGCTGTTGCTGGTCTGGAGGTTCGTAGACCTCTTCTGGATCGACTACAGCAGCTTGCTCAGGAGGTTCGAAGACCTCTTCTGGAGCAATCACCACAGGCTCAGCGATGTCGGCGGCCGCGATTGGAGGGTCTTCGGGGACCACTTCTGGAGCGACGTCGGGTGCGTGAGCGGGGGAGGCTGGGGGTGCCGAGGGGAGCGGCATCTGGGGTTCGTCCTCTTCATCGGAGGACGAGCGGGAGGTAGCGGGCATAAGATCTGCGAAGTCTTCAATGGAAGTGCTGCCCTCATCACTATCACTTCGCTCACCGTGGCTGAGCTCGCCCTTCTCCTCCATTTCATTATCATATTTGGATTCCATTGAACTACGTTCTACCCCGGCCTTGCCGGAGTCTACTCTTCGAGCGCTGCTAGAGGAGTGTACGACGTTTCCGTCGTTAAGTGGGGATTCCATAGATTTGAAGAGTTTGCCGCCGAAGATATCTACCTTGTCTTCGTTGGCATACTGGAGGGTGAGGGCAGAGGTCAGGTTCTGGTCTGCGATGTGGTGGTGGTCTGCGCACCTGTGGTCGGTGCAAGCCTTGCCTTGGCTACATAAGAACAATCGTTTCTTGTTCTTCTTTTTCTTTTTGTCGTCGTTGTCTTCGATGGTACGACGCTTGTATCCGGAGTAGGCCTCCTTCGTGTGGTAATGGCCTACTACGATACAATCTGATCCGGTGTCACAACTGCAGTAGATTGCGTTGACAGCGAATGCCCATGGCGATTTGATGGGTCTGTTCTGGGGCCGTGGCATGCGTTTGCCAGGCCCGTCTTTGGGTACTTTTGGTGGGCCTTCACCTGGGTACCCCTTCGAAGAGTCGAACTTTCGTCCGGCTCTCCGGTTGCCACGGTCAGGGGATGACAGTTGAGCATAGAGCTTGCGCTCTTTCCTCTGTTTCGTCATCTTTTTATCCTTGTTGTGGCGATCATACTTGACGTGTTCATCGGGTCCAGAACAGATAGGCAGCTTCCTTATCCAGCTTCGTTGCGGTAACTTCGCTGCTTTCTGTTCTTGTGGGTTTTTGTTCTTGTTGTTGTTGGCTCGTGGGTTCTGGGCCAGGGGGGGGTTTTTCTTCCTTCGACGGCGTGGAATAGATCCCGGTGGGATCGAGGTGGCTTGTCTTGCGACCAAACCATGCGCCTGCTTCACAACAGGGGCACCTTCTTTACAAAGGCTCTTGTTCTTGTCATTCGGCCGGGGACCGTTGTTCATGATTAAGGGGGGGTGCGCACAGAAGTATCGATGTGTAGTGTACGCAGCTGAGTGGGACTCTCATACAAACCTGTCAGCGAGGCTCTGTATCTTTCAACTACCCGATCTACCAGGACATGGGTTTCACACAGGTCACGGATGTGAACATACTGTGCATTGTTTAAGTCCTGGGCCCTTCTGTTATCAAATTTCAGAGAGGGGGGGTGTCTACAAACTCTTGGAGCAACTCACCACACCAAGTGGGGCGAGGGTTGCTCCGTCTATCAGTCCCGATCGTTGATTTGCGACAGAGCAGATAAAACCGAAAAGATTCGGTAACAAGGCATGCCGATTAAAGCGTGTCAGACAAGAGACTACCTTGGGACCCCGAATGGGGCACGAGAGTTTGTGGAGGGGCTGGTGGGGTTACGAGCATGAGAGGGGGGGGGGTGACGGGGCCTAATCCGGAGTGGATCACGGAACTGGTAGGCCCCATCGTCGCTTTAATAACCTGTTGCAGCAGGTGTGGTGATTACGCATCACCGGCGGGCTGAAGACACGAGAGCGAGATTGTTGCTCCGCATGCCAGCAGTCAATCCTTCCTCAGCCATGGCCCAAGACGATGGGGTTGGTGAGGAGGGGGGGGGGCGAGGGAAAAGGGAGGCGTCCTCTTCCGCTGCCTGAGCTATCAGGTTCCTAACCGACGCGGTGAGCGCAGGCGGTTCCTTCTCCTCGGTGAGACGTCGCAGCTGTTGGGTAGCGATGTTTTCGGCCAGCCAGTCTTGGTATTTGGCAGACCGAAACACTGTCTCGAGGAGTCGGGTCCGTTCGCTCACGCGGATAGCTTGAACGTCGGTGAGGGCACAGAGGAGATTCGTCAACTCAATCCATTCTCGTAGAGCTTCCTTGTAAGGTCCACCAGTAGTCATGAAATAGATCTGCTGGGGTCGGGGCTGCATGAGAAGGACCTCGTAAGTAAACCAGAGCTGGCCAGCTTGGAACGGCGTGAGATTTTGCGCACCTTCGGTGCGAATCAACAGGTCGGCGGCGTCCAGGTTTTGTTGGGAATAAAAGAGCGAGAGGTCAGCTCCTTCAGATTCATCCCAGACAAAGCGGACTGGCTGGTTGCTCATGGCGGGATCACATTCCATGTAACACGCCGCGGGGGCGGCGGGTGAGGTGGAAACGGATCCAGACATGTTGAGGAGGCCCGCCAAGTCGGTGAGGGGCCATGAGGCGACGAAGTTCTCCTTGATCGTATTATAATTAAAGCACATCGCCACCTGGCCAAGCGCGGCGTTGGTGCTAGCCACGGCGTAACCGGACGTCGGCACGTACTCAGCAGCAAATCCGAGGAACTGGAATTGCTGGAAGTTGCGAGCCACGCTGTGCATCCAGGGGAAGAACCTGCGCCCTGGATTAATCGCGTAGGAACGAGTCAAGCCAGCATCTCGGATGTCGATGGTGGCAATAAACTCGCGCCTAGCAATACGAACACACCCTTCCTTAATGTGCATTTGGGGAACGGTGTTGCTGCTGACGGGGGAGACCAGAGAGTTGACTCCGGGCGACTCTCCCATAGCAATTTCGTTGGGCTGAACGCCAAGCTCCCCGGCGAGGGATTCTTGGTATTCACCCAACCCGAAAAGTTTGCCCAGGCCTTTCTGAGCAAAGTTTCCGAGTGCGCCCCCGAGTTTTGAGCCGATTGAGTGACCAATGGACTTTTTCTTCTTGGGGGCGCGGGTGCGCGCGGATCGACGTGACCCGCGCGGCTTTTGCTTCCTTTGTTGTTTTCGATGTTTGGTAGGAATGCATGTTATAAGTCCAGTTCGGCTTGGCATTAATTGCCGATAGGACGTGTCCGTAGGAGCTAAACAACTCCAAACGTCACCTGAATACGGTTCACCTGTCCACGGATCCGGACGAGTGTCTATTTACAGGCACGGGACTCTCGGTTTCGAGCCTTCCGAGAGGTTTGAGGAACGGCAGCTGCAACTGCCGAGCCTCGCGACTGACCCTGCGGCCTTCTTTTACGTGAAGACCACGGTCCTGCGTGAATACGGGATTGGGGAAGATTCCCCTTGTAGGGTGTCACCCTTCAACGCAAGACCGAAAAACCAACGCGTCGGCGTACCGACGTAGCACCGATTCCCCAGGGGCTCCTCCAACACCGGCAAGCCGGTGAGGGTGACGATACACAAAGAGGAGCCCCGTGACCTGCCATTTCACAGGAGGGGTACGGGCG